TAGCCTGTTTTGCTTCCAAGTATAACGCCCTCAACCCTTCAAGATCATTGATGTTATCTAACGCTGCAACAAAATTCTTAGGCAAAGGTTTGACTGTTTTCTGCATTTCCTCGCGTGTAGGTTTCAGCGACCCAAAATAACCCATGTTCCCTAATGCTCGGCCTATTGCACTGGTTTCACAGGTTTCAAGGGCAGATGTCTTTTGCGCCATGCCTACACCGTCAACTTCAAACGCTAATCCGGTTGCTTTAGCCAGGTTATTGCGCTGATCATCAGCGTTCAAAAAAATACTTGCTTTGACAACCCATGTTGCTAAAACACGGTCATGCTGTTCAGTAAGGTTCTCGGTGATAATCCTGCCATCAGGATAATCCTTGTAAAAACGCTTTAGGCGTTCAGCTACCGTTTCATATTCGTTGAGATTAAACTGAGGCATTAGTTATCCTCACTAACCCATGTAACGACCATGTTGTCCTCAATCCAAATCCATCCAACCAACCCACGAACACATAACCCGACTTGACCGCTAGAAGGTAAAGTTTGTATGCCTGCTAGTATGCCGCTTATTGTTGTTGATTTACCTTCAGTGAAGTTGATGGTTATTGCAACCTTGTCATCAATGTTGATGCCTTTTAGATCAGCTAATGTTTTACTCATTATTTTCCTTCTTTGATTGTTAAAAATGGTTTACCTGCCCCGCGTTGAGATAAAGTAACCACAACTTGACCGTCAATAGTGCCATACTTAGCACCATTCAACGCATCCATAACCCTAGATTTCATTTCAAGCAAATGCGTTTCCGCCTCTTTGACCTTCAAATTAGCGTTAAACAGTTCTATACCTAACTGCCCTAACTCCTCGTTACGGTTCTCAATGTCCGGTGCTAAAGCCCTGACAGTTTCAAAAGTAGATTCGCTACCATCCCACGCAGGTTTGACTTGATCTAAAACAAGTTGCCTAAACTCTGTTACGCGTTGCAGGATAGCTTGAAACTCAAAGTCATCCCAAACAACCTCATACTCTTTGTATCTGCCTGCGTTTACGACAGCAAAGATAGTGCGCTTCACATTCAAAACATACATATACCAAAACGCTTGCGCCCTGTAATGTTCAGGAACGCTATCCCAATAAGTTGCAGTGTGCTTAATCTCCAGGATAAACAGTTCGCCTTTATCGTCAACACCTAAACCGTCAACATTCGCATGCGCCCAACTATTCTCAGGATGCGCATAAGTGCCAAGTTCCTCAACACTAAAATCAGGATGCTGTTCAACAAACAGTTGCCGAATAGCAGGTTCAACTAGCTGCCCTAAACGCATAGCAACATTGCCTACCTGATCAACAGGCAGTAACCCTACTTTTTCAGCCCACAAAGTAAACGCAGATTTGAATGGCGATAAACCTAAGATTGCGCCTATCTCGCTACCTGAAATAACGCCCTGTTCATTACGCGCAGCATGCCACTCAGGACTACCGGAAGCGTATGTGCCTAAATAGTTACAGGCAGATAAATGTTTTGCAATAAGTGTGTTCATAGTTGATGTCATGACTAAACTCTAAACATGACCACCGACAAACAGGCACGACAAGATCGCGACACAACCGCACTAATGGAAGCAATAGAGGATAATGGCGGTGTTGAATGCACACAAGTCCCCGATGTGTTTTTTCCAGAGGACTTTCACACTTCAAGCGCAAACATGAGAATGGTTAGATTAGCTGAAAACACTGCTAGAGAGATTTGCCTAAGATGTCCGGTGATTGCGCTTTGCCTGAAGGTAGGTTTGTATGAGGATTACGGTATTTGGGGTGGCACAACTCCTGAACAAAGACGCAAACTAAAAAGGCAACAACAAATATAGGTCAAAACAGCCCTGTAAGGCTTATAGCGGAGTTTTATTTATTGAAACAAGATACTGCTAGTGTTTAGGCTTTATTTGCCTTTATCAGCCTGTTTTTCGGCTTTTTCAACTGCATCCTGCGCACCCTTAGCAACAGTTTCGCGTGTAGCCCTACCCGTTGTTGCGATAGCATACCCGACAGCACCCAACAAACCCAACATGAGTGTTCCCCACGCCACCAAAACACCGTTGATCCATGACCCTGTAAGTGCCGCACCTACACCAGCCGAACCACCCAAAATAAATAAGAAAATACCGAACCCACGCCAGGTCAGTTCAGCAACAACCTCATAAATAGCTTTACCTTTAGCGATAATAATGTTTTTCATGTTTATTCCTTAGACGAAACTTAGCGGATCAAGTAAATCTTTGTAGGGTGCAAGATGAACATCAGGGTTACTCCAACTCTTGTTAGCCTTACCAATGGTTTGATGTAAATGCGCCCCAGTTGAAGCTGACCCCGACTTATATTTACCTCCCCCAACTTTACCGATAACAGTTTCACCGGCAACAACCTTATCGCCCTTTACTAACGCTGATTGTTTAGCTAAATGTGCATCCTGAATAAAAACATTATGTTTCACACCTTTAGCATCAACTAAAACTGCCGAATAGGTAACATACCAGCCGATAACATCGCTCCACGCGTTAGTGAAAACTGTTCCAGTAGCACTTGCCTTGATTGCTGATAGTTCTGGCGCAGCCCAGTCCTGCCCTCTATGAGGTCGCTTATTGCGGTATGGTGCTAGGTTGCCGAATTCATCGCCCCTCAGTTTAGGTGCAAAGGGTTCAACATATTTAGTCATAAAGCAATTTTAGCAACCCAAACTTACTTGTTTAAATCAAGAATCTGTTCCTTGACTGTGACGATAGCGTTTTTAATGATGTCTATGTTGTTTGTTAGACGAGCAACTTCCTCATCATTACCCGTTGCTTGTGCGATCAGGCGTGCTTCTTCGTTATGCCAGCCTTCAACATTCAACGCTTCAAGCCGCTTGTTTAGCACTTCTAATTTGTATTCGTTTGATACTTCAAAATCACTCATAAATAAATCTTACCTTAGCTCTGTGGAATGTTGTCTAAAATTGTTGTTTCTGCGCCCGCTGCCCCAGCCCTAACAACAAGTTTAAGCGTTCCAGCATTCGTCCCATCACGCAAATAAAGCCTTGCAGTATTTGCACCTGGATTTGAAGGTGTTGCTGTTGCTCTAGCCATAGTCAATAAACCGCCACCTGACGCTTCAGTTAATAAAACTAAACTGCTCAAACCCCTAATTTGTGTGCCATAAATAATTCCTCCAGATGAAATACTTGCTAATGTATTTGCACCTGAATCTCTGACCTGTAAATAATCGCCTGTTTGCCCAGATGCACCAGCTAAACGCAACAAATATTCACCTGAATTAGATTGATTTATTGTAAATGCTCTAGTGCCTGTAACCAAACCTGCACTATTCACCGATAACGCTGTTGCACCGCTGCTGTTCTGCCATTGCTGTAAATCTGCTGTTTGACTAGCCGCACCACGAACTATCAAACCTACTTGTGATGCACTTTGTAAATAAAACGCACCTAAACCATTTTGTGATGATAAGGCAAATGATACTGTTCCAGCATTTCTACCAACCAAACCATAGGTAGAACTTACCGCTAAAGGTGTTCCGCCTGTTGAATCTTGCCATTGCTGTAAATCTGCGCTTTGACTTGCTGCACCCCGAATTGCAACAGGAATGTTTGTTGCAGAAGTAGGGACAACGCTAACAACAGCATTAGATAAACCTGCTGTTTGAACCGAACCAAAATAGGCAAACCTAGAAGCAAACAAAGTGCCATCTGCGCTGATCTGCGAAGTAGTAGTGCCACCGCTGTTCTGCCATTGTTGCAACGCTGCGCTTTGCCCTGAAGCACCACGAACGGTTAAAGGCACTAATGCTGTTCCGCTATTGACTATGGAAGCACCAGAGCTATAAACAATTTTCCATCTTTGACCGCTAGTTCCTAAATCGCTAGTGTTGTCGTTTGATGGCCGCAATCTACCTGCTGAATCTGCTGGTGAAAACAAAACATCGTATCTAGGTCTAATACCTAGATCATTACCATTTGCGGTTATGTATTGTGTTCCTGCTGAACCTAAAAATTCAACACCAACAGTATTGTTATTGCTGTTGAAATAAAGTGAGCCTGAAGGTTTTACATAAACAGCTGTTGAGCCTGAACTGTCCTGCCACTCTGTTAGATTTGCTGTTTGGCTTGTTGCGCCTTTGAATGTTGCTGGAACTACTGTTGCTGTTGAAGCAACCGCAAGAATACGCCCATTAGCAGATAATAATGATCCAGAAGCATAACCATAAACAAGCGAACCTGATGAATTTACTCGTATAGCAGTTGCATTTGTTGAATCTTGTATCTCTAATAGGTTTGCGCTTTGTCCTGCTGTTCCCCTAACAACTAAAGGAACTGATGCGGTGCTTGAAACAGTAGCAATAATACCTTTTAGGCTTTGCGCCCTACCATCACTCAAAATCTCAAACTGAGTATTAGTCAAATAATCATTTACACTAAATAGATCTGCACTTTGTCCGTTAACACCAAAAATACGAACAGGGATAGCATCAGCCGCAGCTTGAAAAGTCGTAAAGTTGCTGAAAGTATTTAGACCGCTGAAAGTGTTGTTATCTGCTAAACCTGCTTTACCTGCTAACGCTGTTGCTAAACCTGAAACCTGACTTTGAGTTACTGTCCCTGAAATGTTTGCGACAGTTCCCGAAGCATAGTCGCTGACTTGACTTCTAGTGATTGATCCGCTTATTGATACTGCTGTTCCTGAAGTCGTAGCATAAACGCTAGTTCCTGAATTTGTTGCATAAACACTTGTGCCTGCATTTGTCGCATAAACGCTAGTGCCTGAAGTATCAGCATAAACGCTTGTGCCTGCATTTGTTGCATAAACTGCTGTTCCTGCGTTAGTTGCATAAACACTTGTGCCTGAAGTATTTGAATAGACAGCTGTTCCTGAATTTGTTGCGTATGTTGCTGTTCCTGCTTGTTGAGCGGTAGAAGCACTAGCAACTGTCCCTGAAGTAAAGTCGCTGACCTGACTTTTAGTTATTGATCCTGAGATAGATACAGCAGTTCCTGAAGTCGTAGCATAGGTAGCTGTCCCTGAGTTAGTTGCATAAGTTGCTGTTCCTGAAGTTGTAGCGTAAGTTGCTGTCCCTGCATTAGTTGCTGATCCAACGCTAACCGCAGTAGCCGCAACATTCTCCCACAACGCTGTCCCTGAAACATACTGCAATAAATCATTATTTTGAGGGTTAGTTATCTTGACATTGTGTAGCTCATCAAGTTCATAACCGTTTTGCACTTTGACATAAACCCTGCCATTGCCGGCAGAAGCCTTGCTACATACACCCACATAAACCATATGTATTGGTGCGACAGGTTTAGTTTCAGTAAAACCACCCGAAACCGTGCCTGATAGATACAGTTGCGCACCTTCAGTGATACCCTGCGTATTTATACCGTCAATATAGCCTTCAACACAAACTAAACCATCAGCATTATTAAGAATGTCGCTAACAACCCAACCAAGCGTTCTAGCAGAAGTAGCATCACTAGAAGCGTTAGCCAAACTAACTTGCGTATGTGTTCCGTTAGCCCCAGAAGTATAAACAATCGCGCCTTTAGATAAAGTAGCCCCAGATTTATTGCGAACAATCACATAAATAGGATCACTATTTACACCAGGCACACCTTGAACACCTGCGGTAGAAGCAGATACTTCAACAACCGTTTCAGTAATGTTTATGTTTGTTACATCGTCAGTTGTTGTAACATCCGTAACCGAATTAGTTGTCG